AGACCTGACATTCGTAAGGAAGCAGTTTTTCTTGAATGATTCTATTCTTTAAATGCGTATAATTTTTATAGCTTGAGTTTTCGACAAACAGCTTTTCGTTAGGTATTCGTGTGTATTTATTAGCCAAACGCTTTCTCCCATTTGTATAGGATAAAGGTTCGTGGTTCATGTGTCTAGGTCAGTGTCTTTTGATTTTTTTAAAAACAATACTGCAATAAGGACATCTAACCTCGTCAACTCCTTCAAGTGACAAGTAAATAAGAGGATGACCTCCTGAGTCTTCACCCCTGCAACATACTGTTTTTTCATTAAAGACTTCTATTATTTTCATAACTTTGTTCGAGCTCCTGAGTGACCTGAGCCACCACAGGCATTACAAACATAAGTCGTATCTATTTCTTTATCTTTGAATCTGTCAGGACGGATAAAACCATTACCATGACATTCTTCACAGACTTCATAAACTAAAATTCTTTTTTTTAAATTCATTGTTGCTCCTTCATCAGTTTTTCATTTTCTCTCTCCCATATTCTTTTTCTATATTCACCATTTCTACAACTTACATTACAATATGACTTACCTTGTTTTTTCCATTTTCCATTATAACCACCCCATGTTTCGGTGTGTAGTAATACTTTGAAGTTTTGTCCACAAAATTGGCACTCTTTAGTAAAATAAACTGATTCAAGTTTCTCCTGTACTAATTTAAGTTTTATTTTTAGGTCATTAGTTTTTTTTATTGCATCTTCACGAGATACAAATCTTATTTTTTTACTTTTTCTTTTTCGCTCTAATGTTTTGCTCGTATAAGTTTTCATTTTTCCCCCTTAATTTTGTTTGCAGTTTATTTACCTTTTTTTGTAATTCTTCTAATTTTTTTAAATCTTCTTTTTTAGTATATTTTGAATAATATCTAAAATAACTCCAAGGTCTTGATTCCAATGTATGATTAAGACAATATTGAATTAACTCTATTTCTGTTTTATTCAAATTCATTGTTGCTCCTTCATCAGTTTTTCATCTTCTCTCTGCCATAATTTTTTATCATTTAACTCTCCATAGTCATTATATTTCCAGCAAATTTCTAAATAATGTTTTTTTATATAAGATAAATCTTTAAAATCATATTCGTGTTTTTTATACCGAACAATTATTCCTAACTCGTGTTGACAGTATAATTCTTTGAAAAGTGACCTATTTACATAACCTTTTGGTATTTTATTTTTGGGCACTTTTATTTTTTTATATTCTTCTAATGACACAAATTTTAATTTTTTCTTGGTTCCTCCCTTAAACCAAGGAATCTGTTTTTTGGATTTATTTTTCATTCTTTTTCTTTCGTTACACAGTGTTGTTTATATTTTGTATAACCACCAGGTAAAGTTAACGCAGGATTTTTTGGGTCTGCTTTCGACCATCCTTTGTCAACCCATACACAGGTGTATTCTCTTTCATTATTTTTTCTTTGTACAAAAAAATCGGCATTACTCCAAGTGTATATATTAATTATTAGTCCTACAATTAATGTTTCCATCCTTACTCCTTATCTTTTATTTGTTCCCATTTATTAAGTTTGTATTTTTTAAACCAAATAATAGGGTCATTGCATTTAGCTGCTTTCACTGTTTTATTTGGATTTTTTTTTTCAAAATCTTTAACAATTTTTGTTATGGCTGTCTCACAATTTTTATATTTAAAATTGGAAAAATGTTTCATGTATAATTTATTGTTCAACTCAAACCAAAATGTCACTATAAAAAAATTAAACATCTATGCCTAAATTTTTTCTGGCGTTTTGTCTTATGATAAAAGTTTTTTCGTCATAACATCCCCATCCTTGTATATCGATGTCATTTTCTTGCTCATACATTTCAACTTTGTCCCATATGTCATCTACAATACAAGCTGGAACTTCACCATAAACAATTTCTTCTCCGCCATAAAGAAACAATATTAAAATCCATTTCATTTTATCTCCCTACAAAAAACTCTAAAATGGTCTTCAAAATTATTACATTTGGTCACTACAAGTGCTTTCATTTTATGACCACCATATTCAAAAGTCGTATCTGTTCTTACAGGAATTTTTGTGGGTATAGAAACATAGATACCTTTTTCATAATCTTCGTGAGGCTCTTCATCGTCTCTATAACCTGTAGCATAATTTTTATTATCAATGTAAACTAAAAATTCTGCCCATCTAGGTTTAGTCTCTGGCATTAGATTTTTTTCCTTTTTCTAAAAGATGTTCTGAAAAGGCTTCATAACTTGTGCCCTCTTTTTTTGCTTGATAACGAATTGTTTCATCAATCATTTTGCTAATCATATTATTAGGTCTTCTATATTTTACTGAGCATAAACCTTTTAATTTGTAATAACAATCTTTTCGTATAGCAACTGTGTGCCATTTTGTAGTATCCATATTTTTTTTCCTTATTTTAAATTAATATCAATTATAAATATATATGTTTAAATGTGATAGTGCAAGCTAATTGACATCTTTTATAATCTTTTTTATACTTTATTATGAAAGGAAGTGAAAATGGCAATAGCGGAATTATTACATGCCAAGATGTCTTTAGAATCCAAGTGGAATGCCATGTATACTGAAAGTGGTGTTTACTCCATTGAGATGAAAGATATCGAGAAAAAAATTGAAGCTATAAAGCAAGCTTTGGTACTAGCCGATATAAGAGAAGCAAAAGCGAAATACTAACTCGCTTCACCAAAGTCTTTGCCTAACGCAACATCTACTACACTTGGAACTCTTAGTTTCACGCCATCCTCCATCACTGTCTTTATTTTCTGAGCATGCTCCTCAGAAGAAACATTAAAACATAATTCATCATGAATTTGTAAAAGAGCCAAATCACCTTGCTCATAACAATCAACAATAGCTTTTTTTGTTTGGTCAGCTCCTGAACCCTGAATTAATCTATTTAAAGCTTTATATGTAAAAGCTCTTTTTATGTTGCTGGCACCATATTTTGCTGAGGCATTTTCAAATTTCTCAGGAGTGTGAATACCAAAATCTTTTGTCTCCCACATATCAAAACGACATTTCCGTCCTAGTTTAGTTCGTATGACTCCTTCACTGTTAGCTTTCTTCATACATCTGTCTGATAATAATTTTACAAAAGGTGCTTTGCGATTAAACTTAGCAATGAGTGCACTAGCTTCATCAAAACCTAAACCCAACATGTTAGCTAATTTATTTTTTCCCATACCATACATCAAACCGAGACCAATCGTTTTTGCTTGTTTCCTATCTATACCGACTAAATCAGCTACAGTTTGATGGAAGTCGGCATCAGCTTTTGTGTAAGCCTCAACAAGTTCTTGTGACCCTTCATAACCCTCACCGATACTTGAAGCATAATGCACCACCAAACGAGGTTCTTGTTGAGAATAATCAAAAGAACCCCATTGGTAGTTCTCTTCAGGAAGGAAAAGTCCTCTAATTATAGGTCCAAACTCTTTATTTCGTGCAGGTAATTGTTGCAAGTTGGGACTTGACATACTAAGTCTTCCACTAACAGTGCCTCCTGTATCAGAGCGTAATTGATTTATTTCGGCATGTATTCTACCTTTATGTTCAAACTTCATTATTGAATTTAAAAATGTATTATGAAATTTATTTATCTCTCTGGCTCGTACAATTAATTTAGAAATTTGATGTTCAGAATTTATTAACCAATTTTGTGTAAAACTTGGTTCTCCACTTTTAGCTGTCTTAGGATATGTAATACCTAATTTATCAAAACCAAAAGCAATTTGTCTTGCTGCCCAAATATCTATATCTTTTCCAACAAGTTTTTTTATTTTAAGTAAAGTATCTTTTTCTTTTTCGATAAACTTTTTTTGTAAAGCAGATGCTTTTTCAACATCAACTCGAATACCTTTTTTTCTCATCTTAATTAATATTGGCAACAAACGTCTTTCGAGATTCCAAACAGTTTCTAAACTTTGTGAGTGTATTTCATGTTTAAATCTCTGCCATAAAAGGTACGTGAGCCGTGCATCTTGTTCAGCATAGTATCCAACATGTTCTGCTGGCAACATCCACATCTCGGCTTTAGGGTCAACACCATGAGCCTGAGCTGCTTCATTTAAATCGGTTTCTGCTTTTAACTCTCCTAAATAATCTTTTGCCAAAGCGTTTAATTTATAAGTGTATCTATTTTCATCAATCAAAGCTCCTGCAATCATAGTATCGACAATCTCTCCTTTAACCTCGATACCATAGGCGTTGAGCCATCCGACATCATACTGAGCATTATGAAAAATTTTTCGGCAAGACAATGCACAAATATCATTCATATATCTCAACACTTGCTCTTTAATTAAATTACCTCCACCGAAATGACCGAAAGGATAATAACCTTGCCATCCCTCTGTAGCGATAGCAAATCCAATTATCTCTCCTTGGTTTGTTGCCCAACCCGCTCCAAGTCCATTGTTAATGCCCTCATCTTTGGTCTCTAAGTCTATCGCAATTTCTTTAGCGTCAGATAAATCTTTATACTCACTTGGAGCTGACCAAATATGTTTTTTAAAGTTAAATGTAAGTTGTAGGCTAGTCATTAGCAGTCACTATTTTTTTTTGCCAAGTTGGTTCAGCATCGTCTGTTGGTAAATACACTTCAACATAAGCACCACAATTAGGACAGGATAAATTTGTGACCATACAAAATTCATCATGCTCATCTTCAATATCATGGTCACCACCCCAAATTAATTCTGTATCACAGTGCCAACATTTCATTCGTAGTCTCTTTCTTTTATCATTTCTAAATAGTGAATAGCTTTCTCAATGTCTTTTTTTCCACCACCACCCTCTTGATTATGTCTTGATGTATATTTGATAACATTACCTTCAGGAAATTTTAGATTATTTACTAATATAAATTGACCAGGTTGTATGAGAAAATTTTTGTAATGCTTGCTACCTTTTTTCCAGACATCATCCTCAACAACTGTATCGTAAAAATTTTTCCATAAATTACCAAACTTGTCTACATCTTCAGAATCAAGTTGATGTTTATACTTCTTAAAAAAACGTGACAGCATGTTTGAAATATCACTTTTCATAATAATCCTTTTCTATTTCCTCCAATAAATCTTCAAAGCGTAATTCATTTTTATCCTCTAAAAATTCAATAGTTAGAACCATTCTAATTCCGTTGTAATTTAAAACCATATGGTCTTTTTGGTTGTTAAGTAAGAACCTACTACCAGGAAAATATTGTAGCTCAATAATAGGATGGTTAACGTCAAACTCTTTTCTAAAAAAAGTGTATGAAGTATTAGGTGTATTAATCAGGCAGTTTACTGTAGTGCCTCTATTCGAATCTTTATGCCAATTATACATAGTCTGATGTTCCATTTTTAAAACACCAGCTTTATAAGGATGTCTCTTGTACAACCAATTATAAAAATGGTCTTTAAATAAAATTTCTTTTTCAATCGGACATGCCAAAAAATTAAAGTAGCTAACCCATTCAGTTTCAGGGTTAAAAATTACATCATGTAATTCAGGACTGTAGAATTGACCGACTTGAAGTTCTTGAAAAAAAGGTTTCATTATTGCTCCTGTAAATATATTAAATAATCTTTTCCGATGGGATAATTAAATCGAAAATCAGTTGATAAAATATGCAAAGTATCTTTGGCTCTTGTGACCGCTGTATAATAAACTCTTTTCTCATCTGACTTTTCTTCTTTACTTTTTTTATCATAGGTCGATGCATAATTAGTTTTTGAATAAATTAAAACATTATTAGCTTCACCACCTTTAACCGAGTGTATTGTATCAATAATTATATTAGGTTCATTTGACAATATTTTTTGACCATAATTTTTTAACAATTGAACAAAATAGTTCACTTGATTATCTTTAAAATTTCTTTTCAAAACCTCCCACCAATTTTTTTTTAAATAAGAATCATCCATATCTAATCCACACCACTCTCTTAAATCTTTCAAATCGAACACTTGAGTTTCAGGTATGTTTTGCCAAAATTTTTGTGTCCTAAAATTAAAATCCTTTAGTTCTCTCAAGTATTTATACATATTTTCTGCACTATTCCTACTAATTTTTTTATTATTAGTTATCCTTGTCCAAGCTTTAATAGCTTCCCACTGCTTCACATCAAAACTTTTATTACCCTTATTATCAGAAAAATATAAACCAACATCTTTCGCACACATTCTTAATTCATTTACAGTCGAATGAATTCTACCTAGAATATACCAAGTGCCTTCCAATCTATGAAAAGGTATTTCGCTAAAATTAAGATATCTTTTTACACTACCTTTTTTGGGTAAGCAGTCATATTCTTTCTCGACACTATCAAAAATTCCTCGTCTGATGATTTGAGAAAAACGATAAATCTCTTCGCCAAACCTTCGTGTTTGTCTTAAAATAACTTTGCGACCAGGAAAGTATGTAGTAAAATATTTTGGGTCTGCTCCATTCCATTTGTATATACCTTGGTCATCATCACCTGCCAAATAAATTTTTTTCACGTTGTCTGCCATTTTATAAATCACTGACCATTGCAAAGGTGTAAAATCTTGAGCTTCATCTAAAATCAAAATTTCAAGTGGAGGAAAGTTTACTTCATCAATTGACCTCTCAATCATATCTGTAAAATCTATAAATGAATCTTTTTTATAATGCTTGTATGTGTCAATCTTTCTTAGAAAAATTTCAAGACTATCTTTTTTATAACTTTCTTTTTTATAAACTAGTTGAGGTTCTTGGAGCGTGTTTCGTGCTTTGTCGTACACGCCTAATGACCAATCTTTATAATGAAAATTATCATCAGACAAACGATTATCGGATGTTTTTATTATCTTAGCTTGCAAAGCATAATCGAGCATACAGTTCTTAGGGTCAAAAACCTCCTCTTCAAAGTAACGCCTGCAATATTTATGAAGCGTTTTAAATCGTTGAAAGTCATCTGTGGTGTATTGTGTAAAAGTTGCCAAGGCTCTGTCTCTCGCTGTATCCACTGCCTTGTTTGTAAATGAAATAAAAGCAATGTCTTTTGGGTGTATGCCTCTGGCTAAATGTTTCTTTAAAATTCTTTCAATTAAAGTATGTGTTTTGCCAGTGCCAGGAGGACCGAAAATCTTTACTGTTTTTCTATATAAGTTCTTATGCTTTTGTATCCCTGAACTTGTCATGATGTTCTTCATCCATTTCTGTAGATTTTTTATCTTTAGGTTTTATACTTTGATGACTCACAAAATCAGGCATATCAACAAACCATACATTTTTTTCACCTTCTTTATAATCGGCTCTTTTACATCCTAACATTCGTAAAGCGTCAGCGGTGGTGTTAAATGTTCGAGCTGCATTCTTTTTCAAAAATCTATCAAGAGTCAGTTTTTTAAAATAGCAGGTATTTGTTTTTGAATCTAAGACCACATAGCCATCTTTTAATTTTTCAAACTTATCCTGTTCAATATGTGATTCGAAAAAATCTTTCAGGACGGAATAACGTTCCTCCTCTACAGTATCGGTGTATTGATGGTCTGTAGATTCTTCTGATTTATCGACAATAGTTTTCATAAGTAATTCAAAAGGACTAGGACCTTTTCTTGGTTTTGGTAGAGTCAACCAATATACTCTGTGTCGAAGTAGCTTTACTCTAAATGCTTTTTCATCTTTCATGTCTTCGGGAGTTACACTAATTCTCTGACCCTTATAATCAAACTCATACCAAATGTTTTTTGTGTCTTGTATGTAATTAATGTTTTCAAAAAACTCTATAATCTCAGGAACAGCTTCACCGATACCTAAGCGTCTTGTTTTACATAATTCTTTATTACAAATCGGATTATACTCAGGATGTTTTGGTGGGCATTGGAATTCATAACCACCTTTATGCACTGACTTTGTTAATTGAGATACTTCGTTTTTTCCTAAAGGTTTTGTAAAAATATTGGTGTTTCTGTGTTGAGCAATCTCCTCTAATTGTTGTAATGTTAAAGTAGAATTCTTTTTCATCTCAAGCACAAGCACGTTAAATAAAAAATTGTTTCTGTTATTACCGCTCCATCCTTCTTGAATTAATTTTTGCACACAAGGTGGATAATGTTTCCATTCACTTTCTGCTTCATATTCTTCAACTTTCAATTCAAAAAATTTGCTGGGTTCAATCATTTGTTTTTTAGCAAGTTGAATAAATCTACCAATCATTACAGGTGTGTTGTTTTCATCAAAAGCAAATTCCATAGAAGCGTTCATATTATGATAAGGCATGTTGACTGCTTTATTACAAGGAAAAATTTCTTGAGCTAAAAAATATTGTTCGTTTATCTCAGATAATTTATCAGTGACTTTTTTTACATCAGCCATTTCTGTAAAAAAAATAAAAATATGTAAGCCACCTGATTTTGATTTTACGGGAACAAAAGGTAGTTTATATTTTTTGATTATTTGTACATACTTTTTTTCTGAATAATCTTTATAATTATTAGGGTCAACATCAATGCATGCCCATTTACATTTATTGTCGATTTCGGGTTTCAATCCTAATCTTATTTTACCATCAAGGTGCTGACTCCAAACATCAGCCGTCACTGGTTCGTGAATCGTGGCGTAGTGAGCTTGTTTCTTGCCTCTCTCATCGTCCTCCCCCGTAAGGGAGGACTTGAGGTAGCGAGAATTGTCACTAGTAAACAATTCAAGAAGTTGTTCCTTCATTAGAAAGGAACATCTGAATTAGCATCAGCTTGTTGAGCTGGTTGCTGAACAGATTCTGTGCTTGTTTTTTTATTTTCTTCTTCAAATGCAACAGTCCCGAAAATATCAGAAGTCTTCGCACTTTTATAAAAAGCATTTAACACTTCTAAAGTATTAAGGTTGCTGTCAGGACTTAACATTTTATCAAATTCAACGACCCATCCATACCATGAGTTTTGAGAATTTGATTCTTTGGTAGTTGTTAATTTATACACTTGGCTCCAAGAAGGTGGACAGAAAAATCCATTAGACCCTTTAACTCTTCTTGATTGTAGCATTGAATTCCACAACTTAGATTTCTTTTTTTGTGTGGACTTCATCGTAATCAATGCTGTTTCGACAGGTGCATAATTTTTATCAAGTATGTAAACAAAATGATTACCTGTATCTTCAACATAATTACCATTTTCTAGTCTGTCTTTTCCATCATCAGAACGAGATGTTTTTCTCATGATTTCATAATCTCTATGAATAGCAATAGGTCTTCCAGGTGAATCACCTCTATCTTTCCATTCATTAAAAGTATTTACATATAAGCAAGGTACTACTAAGACACCTTCTTTACCTTTATATAAATTGCCAGTGATTTCATTATAAATATCACCTTGTCTTGCTTTATCATTAAACTTACCATCACTCTCATCGAGGACTGGTGAATTGGAATAAAGTATTTTTAAAATTGGTAATTTAGTGTCACGAGCTGTAACAAATTCATTACCTTGGTCGGCATGTTCTTCAAGATTAAATTTTTGAGGAACGTTATTTTTTTTTTCTGTAACTTGGTTCATGATTACTCCTTCGTTTTAATTGATGTTTGGTTAGTTACAAATATTGAAAACAAATCAGTTGGAACATTTTGACCCTTTTGTAATTTTTCTCTTACAAAAGCTTTCAATGTGTTCGGTTCAACTTTTTCGTTTTGGCTGACATTGTATCCTTGTTCTTGTAAATTTTCAAAAAGTTTTTTAGCATCGCTATCTTCTGCTCTACCAAAATTCAAAGACACAATATTTTTAATCAGGTCACCTGCACCATTTTCTCTAAGCCATTCAAACGCTTCTTGCTTTCGAGAATCACTTGGCATGCGAGCTGAATAAATTGGTTTTACTTCAACAGTTGAACCATCAGATAATTTTAGCATGGTCACACCTGCCTCTGCCATAGCCTTCGGAATTTCATTTGACGCTAAAATTTTTTCGTCTTTCTTTAAACGAGAAAGATTTTCTTCGCATTTTTCAATTTGTTTCCGAGTGGCTAATAACTCATTGCACTTATCAGCTATGTCAACTGTAAGGCTTGTATCTACATTTACTGTAGCTTCTTTTTCTAAGTCCATAAGCACTCCTTATTTTTAAAAGTTATACCTACACTTACATCAGATAATTATTTCCGTCAAGAAAAAATGTGATAAGCAATTAATTAAAAAAATATATTAAGAAATAAAACAGTAAAATCAATGACTTATAAAAAAAATAAAAAAAGGCTTGTATCACATCTTAAAGCTGTTAAGATATTAATGTGGGATAATGAAATTTCACACTTATACGGAGAAAAAAATGAAACTTACTTATACACAAAAAGAACTTAATTCAGTGCTTGATGAAATTCTTAATCTTATGAAAACTGAAGGCACTAATTGGGTCAAAGGTTGGTCATCAAAAATTGCAAGTGGCTTTCCTGTTAATGCAAAAACTAAAAAAACTTATCAAGGTATGAATGTACTTACTTTGTCTTTGACTGCTTACAAAGAAGGTTATACTTCTAACGAGTGGGCAACATACAATCAATGGAAATCTATTAATGAAGATTTCAAAATTAAAAAAGGTGCTGTCACTATTTTCTTTTGGGGTCAGAAAGATGTCGAGTCAGAAATTCTTGATGACAATGGTAAGCCAAAAAGAAAAACAGTTTGGTTTTTAAAAGCAAGTAAAGTTTTTAATGCCGATTTAGTTGAAGGCTATCAACCAAAAAAAGTTGAGACTGTTAAGAAAACACCTTTACAAATTTCTGAGTCTTTTAATTCTTTTGTTAAAAATACAAACGCTGATATTAGACATCTTGGTGGTCGTGCTTTTTATCATACAACTGCTGATTATATTCAAGTGCCAAACGTAAGCGACTTCAATACAGCCGAAGATTATTATGGAACTGTTCTACATGAATTGGTTCATTGGACAGGACATAAAAATCGTTTGGAAAGAAATTTCAAATCTGACAAAGAGAGTTATGCTTTTGAAGAATTAGTAGCTGAGACAGGTTCTGCATTATTAATGAGTGTTTTAGGTCTATCACCAAGACCAAGAAAAGACCATGCTCAATATCTTAATGGTTGGATGAAAGCAATCAAGAATGAACCTAAAGCAATCTTTAAAGCTTTCTCAAAAGCAACTCAAGCTCTAGACTTTATATTAAACCTACAAGAAAAAAAGGAGGTGGCGTAATTTATTTATGAGCCGAAGGGGACACGGCTAAAGTTGTCCCCAACTTTTACGGAGAAAAAAATGTACAAAATTGAAAACAACATACCATTACCTAATCGAACTAAGTTTTGGTTTTTAAACCAATTAAAGATTGGTCAATCTTTTGTTGCTCCAATAAATGGTTCAGCAGGGAAAACTCAAAATTTGTGGCAATCACGATTTAGAGTTAGAAATATGAAAGCCACTACACAAAAGATTGATGAAAACAACATTAGAGTATGGAGGATAAAATGACTAAAATCAGATTGACAGAAACTTTTAAACAAAGACTTTGTTCAGATATATATCTGCATATTAAAAATGGTCACAATACTTTTTATAAATTAAAAAAAGTATTGGCTAAGGAAAATCCAAAATTAGGTGCGAGAGAAATTCGTTCAGCACTTAGGTATGGATGTAGCAGATGGACTCTTTTTAATTTTCAAGGTAATCAGTACAAGTTTTTTCTTGAAGGAAAAACTTATTCATATAAGATTATGTAGGATGACAAAGTATAATTATAAAACACAACCTTATGAACATCAACGACAAGCTCTCATTCAGGGAGCTTGTCAAAACAACTATGCTTACTTTATGGAAATGGGCACAGGTAAAACAAAAGTAAGTATTGATAATGTAGCGTACTTACATCAACAAAATAAAATTGACGCTGTTTTAGTTGTCGCACCAAATTCAGTTTATAGGAATTGGATAAATGAAATTGATACACATTGTCCTGTGAAAACTAATATTGGAATACATAAATTAAGTAAAAGTTTTGAAGTAAAAGATAATTGTTTAAATTTTTTTTTAATAAATGTAGAAGCCTTTTCGCATGAAAGTGGTGGTAAAGCAGTGAAAGATTTAATTGCTTTTCACAAATCCAGAATGTGTGCAATTGTCGATGAAGCAACCACAATCAAGAACCGACAAGCCAAACGCACAAAAAGAATAATAGAATTATGCCGACCAATAACTTACAAAAGAATTTTAACAGGCTCTCCAATTACAAAATCTCCTTTAGATTTATTTAGCCAGTGTGAATTTTTAAACTCATCACTATTAGGCTATGATAATTATTATGTCTTTCGTGCTCGATATTCTGTTATGAAACAAATACAAACAAACGGCAGACATGTTCAAATACCTATATATTATCAAAATTTGGATGAACTAGAAAATAAATTAAAAAAATTTTCATACAGAGTGAGAAAAAAAGATTGTTTAGATTTACCCGATAAGATTTATCAAAAGAGATATGTAGACCTCTCGACAGAACAAAAAAAATTTTACAATGATTTAAAACAGTATGCTCGGACAATTATAGAAGATAATAACGTTAGCTATAATAATAAACTTACCGAAATTATTAAATTGCAGCAAGTATGTAATGGTCATATTGTGACAAACTCAGGAGAAAAAAAAATTATTAAAGATTCTAAATTAGATGAACTCATGAATATTTTGGATGAGACCGATGGTAAAATAATTATTTGGGCAAGATTTGTTCATAATATTGAAAGCATAATAAAAAAAATAAAAGAGACCTATGGTTCTAATTCTGTTGTAGCTATTTACGGAAGTGTGTCTGTAGATCAAAGAACAGAGAATGTAAAAAAATTTCAAGAGGATGATAAGGTAAGATTTTTTGTAGGTAACCCTGTTACTGGTGGCTATGGTTTGAATTTAACAAAAGCAAATACAGTTATCTATTACAATAATACTTTTGATTTAGAAGTAAGAGTGCAATCCGAAGATAGAGCTCACCGACTTGGTCAAAAGAAAAGTGTGACTTATATAGATATTATTGCAAGAGGAACAATTGATGAGTTTGTTATTAAAGCTTTAAACAATAAATTAAGGATAAGTGCGGACACTTTAGGTGAAGAGGTCATGGAGTTTCTTTAGTTTTTTCTCCGAGGGATTGTAGAGCATGAAATTGCTCTACTCTCTCTAACCATTTTTTTTTTAACTGCTCCAAACGATTACCTGACAAAACAAATTTTTGAAACACTAAATCGACAGTGCAAATTAACACAACACCTTGCTCTATTTTTCCATACATTGATTCGTGAGCCATGATATATGCACAGAGCTGATAAAAATAATCTTCAATCCACTCTTCTCTTTTGGGTCTATTTGATTGTTTAAAATCAAGAATAGATGGTTTGCCATCATACACACCAATCAAATCGGCACTGCCTGCCCATCTATCTTTATAAGATAAAGTAACTTCTGTACCCCATACCTGACTAAATTGGTAGAGATTAGAAACTATTGTATGAGCCATCATCCGTGGCAAGGCTCCTTCTTTTGATAAGTTTAAATAGCCTATACCTTTTAAGTATTGTTCTAAAACATAGTGCATTTCTGTCCCTCGTGTTGAGGCTTGGTTCGTGATTCGTTGAGCCTCTTCATAGCCTATTCTTTCACGCCACCTGTTTAATGACTCTCTCTTTTCATCACTTTGTGTTTTAGATAAAATAGTTGTTACTGAAGGTACTTTCTTTTCGGCAACATTATATACTCTACCTGAATCAAGGTCACTTCGTGTATAGTCTTGGTAGTTGTATTTGTTAACAATAGAAAAATCGGTGATAGAAAAAGATTTATCTTTTCTTATAAAACGCATAATATTTTCTATATTCTTCAGGTACAAAAACAGGAACGCCACCTGATTCAGTGTAAATTAAATGTCCCTTTTCATTTACTAAAAAAAATTTATCGTTTAAATATTCTGTTATTTTATCCATGTTATTATACTGTATCGTGTTCCCTGAACCATGGGCATTATACCATGAGGAAATAAAAAATTACTAGGAAAAATTACTGTATCACCTTTTTTTAATTCGTAAATTTTGTAAATATCTTGCATGTCTTGTGAGGTAAAGTAAAGTTCTCCTCCTACATAATCGTCATTTAGATTAATAATGACCGATAAATTTCGTGGTGTTGATAAAGAATAATCAACGTGTGGTTTATAGTAATGACCCTCAGGATACTTTAGTAGGTTAACATCTGATATTTCGCAGTTAGTTATCATTTTAAATTTTTTTATATACTGTTTTAAAACATTACTTATACTAGAAAAAATAAACGATTTGTATAAATTATCTTGTTTGTTATCAGCTAGTCCATAAACTAAAACTTCTCTTGATAAATCATCTTCAGGTTTGATTGTTTGTCCTTTTTGTTTACAAACAATATCAGCATATTTTTTTATATTGTCACAAAAATCAAAACTAAATTTTTTTTTGTGTATTTGAATGGCATCAAGAATCTTTTTCATCGGCATACAAATTGTTAAATGTTGTTTCCCAATCCATATAGCTATCATGTTCTTCAGCACTGTGTGTCCATTGACTCGGTATAAAATCAGGTGCACCTTTTCCAGTGACCCACATAGCTGGTGAGGTTACTCTTACTCTATTGTTAGGTAATGCAACAATACATCCCTCCCAAGGACCATTCGTTAATCTTATAACATGTGATTGCTTGTGTTGAGCTGCATCATCAGCAATTTCTGAACCTGTATAATCAACTGTGAAATAATATTTACCTGTATAAAATTCACCATCTATTTTACATAACCACGGACTAGAGGACGTTCTGTCAAATTTTATAACCTCAAAGTTTCGTGCTGAACAATCCCATGGTTGTGCCAGATGAGTCTGTATAGGGGGAGGGAAAGTATCAAGTGGCTCATCTGCCACAAGAGCAGTAATAGGCATTCGTGCCCACATTGCTCCACCATGGGGATTTTCAAGTCTATTCTCTTCATCTTCACAGCCAGTGAATATAACTTGAAAGCTTAAACATCTATCAGGAATACTTGTAATTGCTGTTGCTAAACCATGGATATATTCTCCATGATATTTTCTGTGATTGTGTGTGAATTCTTTTCTAACCCAAACTTTAAAATAGGGTATGTTACTTACTAAATAAGCCATACCCTATAATAAATATTAAATGATACTAAGCAAGAATTTATTTTATTTTTACTACCTTAAAACCTTTTTTCTTTAAAGCCGATTTCATAGCAGCCATACCCATGCTAGCTTTCATCATTTTAGCTCCACCTTTAGCATAGCCTTTAGATTTCATCATTCGACCACCCATGGCTTTCATCATTTTAGCTCCACCTTTGGCGTAACCTTTTGACTTCATCATTTTACCGCCTCTGGCTTTCATCATTTTAGCTCCACCTTTGGCGTAACCTTTCGATTTCATTTTCTTTTTCATAGTATCTCCTTATAAGAATTAATTAGTTAACTGTCATCATTTTAATCAATTTTTGCTAGGTAGTAAACCATCAGAACACTAAAAAGTTTTCGTGTACGGCTCTTAAAATCGTTTATTTTTTGTTTAGTTTTTAAACAAATTACTGTTTAGTAATAGTAAAGAGGCTAAACCAATTAAAGCTATAACAAGTGCACCATAAGCACATATCATAATAAAATCTTCTCTTTCTTTTTTTTTCTTTGCTATTGCTGCTTGTCTTTTTTTCTTTATATCAGTTCTTATTGCAATAAATTCACTCCACGCATTTGGTGCTCCATATAACATAAACATTTCTCTCAACTGGTTTTCCATATCGTGAACTTGTTTTAATTTAAAATAAGTATCAAGAGCCTCTTCATTTGAAGAAGTAAACCATTTTGATTTTTCTTTTTTATGTTCCTCTTCTACAACATTCATTTGTTTAACAAACTTAATTATTTGTCCAGATAAACTATGAAGTTCTTTACCTACTGAAACTCCTTGTTTGATTGCTCCAAAGGCTGCCGTTGCAATTGTTAATGGGTCCATAATAGTTTTATATTATCCTATAATGGTCATAATTACTACTCTCTACAAAGCCTCCAAAGGCTTTTTGTTCTATTTTTTTAATTGGTTTTTCAGTTTTGACATCAACTGAAACTGAACCATCATCAATTAGATTTCTGTTTCTGAACCCTGAGTTGATTTCTTCGTTGAGTTCAAATCCGTATTCATCTCGGAATTTTGCATCGACATCATCGATTCTTGGTTGTAGTTCTTCGATGATATCGTATACTTTCCTGTATAAATCGGACTGTCCTTCTTTGCGTAACCTTTGTAAATAACCTTGCCCATTTTTATCCTTTTTCCAATCGTTTTCTAAATAGCCATTTTGACTGCTAAAATATTCTACTTTAACATCGGTTGATTTGTCAAGTTTTTTTGAAAAGTTTTCAGTAGCTTGATTTATCAACCCTTGAAACTCTTTGTTATCAAATTTATTATTGTAATTTATAATTCTCACACCTTCAGGAGTGCTGATTGGATTATATTGTTTATTACCTGTAATTTTTGATATTTCCTTTGCATAGTCATCTATCTCTTCTATTGAAAAAGGTCTACCAATATTTAATTCAATACCATTAGAGTCTTTTTTTGTAGCACTATAAAAAGGTCTATGCCAAGCAACTGATTCTTGTTTCATTAAAATACCTCTTGCAATTGCGTAAGCCTCAATTAAATCTTCTTGTGATTTTTCAATTCTATTTATTTTTCCTGTTTTATATCCTTTAACTGCAACTACCTCAGTTTGTGTGCCTGGATTAACGATACCTTGATAATAACCTGGTGCTTCAAAATCACCAGGTGACACCAAACCTAATCTTTGTGCAATTATATCTCTCCCATTATCATCAAGAAAAACTTTTGACAAATCTGTATGATAAGCTGCCTTTATATTGGGAGTAGATTGCTCTAGTCCTCTAAGGTGGTTTGTTGTGTTATGGGGTATTGATTCCCAAGATATTTGTCCTAAATTATTTTTTAAAGCGTCTGCGTAATCAAATCCAGCTTTTTGTAATTCTGCTTCTGTAGGTGTGTAGTCAAAAGATTCTTTAAACCAAAGTTTCATATGCTCAGGTTTATTCTTATAAACAACTTCTTGTTTACCTTTTGCATTAGTTTTATATTCAATGAAACCTTTCTTTAAAGATTTTTCCATTGTTCTTTTTTTTACTAAAGGGTTTTCCTGTCTCGCTTTTGCATTAACCCATACTGCAGCCTGAGTTTGATGAGGTTTCCACCCTAATTCATTAGAAATTTTTTGAATTTCATTTGTTATAAATTTATATTGTTGAGGAGCAGGCGGTCCATCTCTGTCAAAACCGAAAGCTCTTACCATCCAAATATCTCCTGTTACAGGTCCTGCTCTTTCAGGGTCGATGTGAATCATTAAATTATTATAAAAATCATCTGTTTTTCTACCATCCCATTTTTTTCCATCAAATAAATCTTGCAGTTTTTTTGACATGGCTTGTGGAAACCTACCAGTTTGAATAGGTTGTCCTGCTTTATGTTGTGCGTAAGCTTGTAAAGCGTAATCAAAATTTGCTTTAACAGGTGTTTGAGGTGATGTAATTGCAATTGCCTGAACAATTTTATCTGCTTCAGCTACATCTCCTCCAACCGCATTAAGAATTTCTTTACCACTACTCTCATACCAATAACGACCTTTTGCTCCCTCAACAGCTAAACCTTTTATTTTTCTTCTTAAAGATGCAAGTTTTTGTGGTGAGTTAAGACCCTGAGGTGCTCCGATATATTGACCTGTTGTTCCTATTCTTGTTCTATCTTTTACTTTTCCTGCACCTTGTTCCGTGGGCAGTGAAGCTATGCCTTTTGTTTCAGTACCTTTAATATTTAATCCAAAAT